GAATGGGACGCGACGCCGTCCCGAACGGCACCGGCGGTCAGCCCGTGCGGGATTCGTGGTTGGCATCGAGCTCGCCAGTCCGTGCCTCGATCGCGTCGAGCACCGCACGACGGCCGCGGGCGTCCAGGGCGTCGGCCTGGCCGCGCAAGTCGTCGAGCGTGGCCGCATCGCGGGCACGCACAACAGCCTCGAGCAGGAGTGCGCGGGCCTGCGCGTCGTCGGCCGTGGCTTCACGCGTGGGCGCCGGAGCGGCGGGCTCGGCCTGCCCGGGCGGCTGGCGCGCGGCGTCGGGCCGCTCGGGTTCGGTGGCCGCCTTCGGCGTGCGGCGCCCTCGCCCGGTGGGCGGTGGCGGCGGCGTGATCTCTCCGCTGGTCGGATCCACGGGCGCCCCGGCCTGCGGCGCAGGATCGAGCTCGAAGAAGTCCCGGATGACGCCGACCTGGTCGCGCAGCGACGCGAAGACCCGGCGCAGCCCGAGCACCTGGCCGGCGGTGATCGAGGCGAGCGGGCGCTGCAGGCGGCGCTCGATCATCGCGCGCGAGACGCCGAGCTCGCCGAAGGCCAAGACCATCTTGCTGATGCCCTCGGGCGTCGTGTCGGCCTTCGCCTTGATGGTGGTCGCGGCCATCTCTATCGCGATCTCGATCACATCCTCGGGTAGCAGCTGCAGCACGCAGGCGCGCACGCGGCGCGCGGCGAGATTCGCGACGACCTCGTAGAGTGTCCGCTCGTCATGGACCGGGCGCGGGCCGTCGCGCGTGTCGATCGTGTGCGCGACGACGAACCCGATCGTGCAGCGCCGCCTCGTCTGCAAGTCTTCGGCATAAGCGACCACGTCCGAGTACGGCACGCCGTTCGCGCCGATGCCGCGGCCGCACTCGCGCCAGCCGCTCGCGAGGTTGCCCCAAGCGCGCGCCATCGCGGCCGCGGCGCTCGCGCTCGGGCCCGTGATCGCGTTGCCCCCCTTCGAGAACTCGTAGCTGGCGCGCTCGGCCAGCGTCGGGCGCTGGAAGGCGACGCGGATCGCCTCGAGCGCGCGCGCCTCATCACGCGGGAAGCGCGCGGCGAGCAGGTAGCTCGCCTGCGCTTCGGCGACCTCGCGCTGCGCGAGTGCGAAGGCTCCGCCGGAGTCGGGGCCGCTCGGGGCGAGGGCGAGGTCGTTCACGATCGTTCTCCTTTGGCGGGCAACAGCGCCCGGCACTGCGCGCATAGATCGGGCGCGACGAGCGCGAGGGCCGCCTCGAGCGATTCGGGCCGCTCGGCCAGGCGTGCGGCGCGCTGCAGGCCCTGCAGTTGCGCGTTCAGCGCGAGGATCTGAGCGGCGTCGAGCTCGAGGTCGACCAGGCGCAGCGTGAGGCGGCGCTCCTCGGCACGAAGGCGCGCGGCAACGGCGCGACAGGCGGCCGCGGGCTGGGCCGCTTCCCGCCAGGCGGCCTCCTCGCAGTCGGACTTCGCGTGCAGGAAGCGGGCGCGCAGGTGGTACGTCATCGGGCGGCCTCGAGCTCGATCGGGTAGGGCTCGATCGGCGACGTGCGCTCGTCGGTGAAACGCAGCGAGGCCTCGTCGAACCACAGCGCCACCTTGCCTTCGAATACGCCGTTGCGCTGGCCCTCGATCGAGACGACGGCGTCGGGCGCCTTCGCTGCCTCGAGGTCGTTGCAGTCCTTCTCCAGTCGGCGCTTGCGATCCTTGTTGGCCCAGACCGTCACGATGTTGTGCGCCTGGTCGACGACGGCCGCAGAGCCGCGGACGGAGTACTTCGTCGGCGGTTGCGACTCGTCGCCGCCGTCCGGCTTGCGACAGTGGGCGATCAGGTGGACGTGGCATCCGACCTCCTGGGCGAGACGCACGACGTCGGTGCCGAACTGCTTCTGCTCGTCGATGTCTTTCTCGGACGCGACGACCATCATCATCGAGTCGATGAAGACGTGCTGGCCGCCGAGCTCCTGAACGAAGTAGCGGCAGACCGCGATCGCCTTGCCCGGGGTCAGTCGGCCGACATGGTCGAAGAGCCAGAGCCGCTCGTCCGTCCAGCGCGAGAACGCGCTCAAGGCCGCAGGGGAGGGCGCGGCCACGCCGAAGGCCTGCTGTGCCATGCGCCGCAGGGTCGCGTGCGGCTGCATCTCGAGCGAGAGGGAGAGCACGCGCTGGCGCTGCACGCACAGATCAAGCATCGCCTGGCCCGTGAACATCGACTTGCGGTGCTTGCTGTAGCCGACCCAGATCGTGACCTCGCCCGATCGGAACTCGAGCCGGCCCTGGAGCTTGCGCAGGAACATGCTCGGCGCGTGCGCCCGATCGGCGGGCGGATGGATGGCGTCGAGGAGCTCGTCGAGAAAGTCGGAGGCCGGGCGCACCTTGGCGCGCGCCTCCGTCTGGCGTTCGTATGCGCCGAAGTCGAGCGTGTCAGGCAGGAACTGAGCCATAAATCAGAACTCCGTCGGTGTCGGTGCTGGCGACGGTGCGGCAGGTGCGATCGCGGCCCCGACCGCTCCAGCGAACCACGGTGCTGATCACACGGGCTGCAGCCGCGGCGCGGCAGGCGGCGTCGACCGCCTCGACGCGCGACCCATCGGCGCCGCTGACCGTGACGCGCAAGTCGCGCAGGGCGCGCAGGTCGACCAGGCCGATGCACTCGTCGGCCGTGATCACGATCGTCCAGGCGGAGCCGTCGGCGGCGCTGTTCATCTCGGCCACATTCGCCCACAGGCGCGGGTGCGCCGCCACGTCCAGGTCGATGTCGACGCAGCGCGGGATACGCCCTGAGCGGCGCAGGGCGGCGAGCTCACGAAGGCCTGGCGTCATTCGGCGTCTCCCCAAGCCGACGCCGGTGCACCTTGCTTCGATGCGGCGTCGACGTGGAAGCCGGCCCAGCCTCGGCCAGCACAGTGCTCCACGGCGGCCGCCGGCGACAGCCCTTCCTTCTCCGCCGCGGCGTAGAACTTCGCCCAGGCCGTACGGGTGAGGGGTAGCCGCTTCGCCTTGCGGGCGGCGAGCCAGTCGCGCGCGTGCTGGGCTGCGACCCCCATGGCGACGAGCTCGTCGACACCCATGGTCTGCCCCCGTTGGGGGCCAGGGGGTATAGAAGATGAAGATGAAGATGAAGGTGAAGAGCCGTCACCAATGGGGGGCTTTGGTGCGGGCTTCGGTGCGACGCTGTCGTCCGTGCCGAAGCGCGACGACTCGCCGCGGACGGTGCGCACGTATTCGTCGCGCACCATGCGGCTCGAGAACCAGATTGGCCCGGGCTGAATCGGCAGCAGGATAACGGGCTCGCCGTCCTTGCGTCCGCTGCGCGGCACGTAGATGAACGCTTCGCGCAGCTGCTCGTCGTGACCCTTGAACACATCCTTGTCGACGAGCGCGCGCAGCGCGGTGAGGGGCGCCCCGACCGCTCGGGCGATCTCCTTCAACGGCCAGCGCAGCACGCCGTATTCGCTCTGATCGTGCGCGAGGCACAGCACGTCAATCCAGACGCCCTTCTCCTGGTGGGAGCAGCGCCGCAGGTTGCTGTTCGCCTGCCAGTCACCCGGGTAGAACTGGAACGAGGGCCGCTTCATGAGCTGTTCCCCCCAGCGGGCGCAGGCCCGAGGGCGCCGGCGCGCTCGAGGAAGTGCTGGAGCTCGGTGACCGTCGCGAGCTCGAGGAGGCGGCCCCAGCGGCGGATGACGAGCACGCCGTCGGCGCCGCGGGTGACCTCGAAGCCGTCGCGTCGCGCGCAGGCGGCGAGCCAGGCGAAGGACTGCTCGGGGAGCACTCGGCCGGCAGCGGGGGAGGTAGACATCACGCGCGCCGCTACAGCGTGTCCGCCACCATCCCGCGGGCGCGGCGGACGTCCTTCAGCAGGTGCTCGCGCAGCAGGTCCGCCGGGTACAGAACTTCCGAGCCGACGCGGATCCAGGCGAAGCCGATATGCCTGCGGCGGTACGTCTCCAGCGTCGAGGGGGAATAGCCGGAGAGCTCGGCGACCTCGGATTCTGTGAAGCAGCCCACGCGCTGGGCTTGTTCGCGGCGTCGGCGCTCGATGGGCGACAGCCCGTCGTAGGGGTCGGGGGAGGGGGTGCGTGCATGTGCCATGCACGCAATGTCTACGCGTGCGCCAGCATGCGTCCAGCAGCGAGCCTGAGCGAGCCGCAGCGAGCCTCAGCGAGTCTTGCGAGCCGTACCTTGGAGCTTGAGGCGGCGCCGGGTCAGCCGCTGGCCGAGCATCTTCAGCGTGAGGTGAGCTTGGATGCCATAGAGCGAACGGTAAGCGATGCCCTCAATGTCAATGCCGAGCAGTGGCGGGTGACCGCCTTCTACAGCCATGGCCTGGAGCTCGGCGAATACAGGCGCTGGTTCGTCGCAGCGGCACCGTCGGATGGCTTCCTCAATGCAGCGTGCCATCGCGTCGCGAGTCTGCTCTCGGGGCACCGGCGCCTCGGCCGGCTTCAGCACCCCGCTGGCGCGCAACTCCTGGCGCAGCGCCAGGCCTAGATATGCATTGCCTTCGCTCTCAAGCACCCGAGCGGCCTCGAGAATGTCGACTTCGAGCTCGCCGTCGAAAAAGCCGAGGGGACTGCGGCTGCCCGGGGGGCGATCAGGGCAGAACCCCCGCTCACACAACCAGACGAACGCGGCTTCCGCAGCCCGGCTCCACCCCGGGCCGGGCATCTCGTCGGCGAGCACCTGAGCGGCATAGGTCTGGACGAGCTTCGGCTGCTGCAGCAGCGACAGCACAAAGGCGGGCGAGAACGTCATGGCGCAGCGCCTGGGCCGACTCTTCAGAGCTTCGCGCCGCGCGCGCGCTTGGCCTGCGCCGCGGCAGTGGCGACCTTGGCGCGCACGTCCTCCGGGGTGATCTTGGTGTACCGCTTCAACATGGCCCAGGTGCGGTGCCCGGTCATCAGCGCCACCTCGGGGATGTCGAGCCCCTTGCGGAAAAGCGCCGCAGTGGCACGGTGGCGGTTGTCGTGCAGGTGAAGGTTCTCGATCCCGAGCGCCTTGCATGCGCGGGTGAAGGAGGCCGAGACGCTGCGCGGGTCGACGCCGAGAAAGACCTGCCCCTCGGTGCGCCCCTCGAGCAGCGGCTCGATCAGGGCCCACGCGTCATCCAGCAGCGGCACCTTCTGATGGTTGCCGAGCTTGTTCTTCGGATCCTTGCGGTCGCGGATGATGGCGGTGCGCCGCTCCCGGTCGACGTCCTCGATCTGCAGGCGCGTGACTTCGGAGATACGCATCGACGTGGCGAGCTTGAACTTCACCACGCGCTCCATGTCGATCTTCTGGCGCGGCTTGGAGGCCCAATGCGCGTACAGCCGCTGGAGCTCCTCGTCGGTCGGCTCGCGGTCGCGCTCCACGCTGCGGGTGTTGAGGCCGCGGTGCTTCAGCGACCGGCGCGCGTCCGTCGCGAGGCGCGGGTCGAGATCCAGCTGGCGTGAGTGCCGGCCCCAACCCAGGACGGCCGACAAGGTCGAGAGGTAGCCGGCGATCGTGACGCCGCCGGCGCCGCCGGCCTGCAGCTTGTCGACGAAGTCACGCAGGTGGTGTGAGTTGAGATTGCCCAGGCGCACGTCGCCGAGCTCGCGCTTCAGGAGGGCCAGGGCGGCCGTCTTGCTGCGACCCCAGGTGTTCGGAACGAGCTCGGTGTACTTGTCGATCAGGTCGCGGACGCTCGCGTCCTTGGGCGGCGCCGCCAAGCCTCCCCGCACGGCGCTCTCGGCGGCGACCTCGACCTCCGCGGCCCAGGCGCGGGCATCCGATTTCTTCGAGAATGTCGCAGCGCGGTAAAAGGCGCCGCGACGAATTTGAACTCGGGTTTTGCCGCTCGGAAGCGTAGAGAAAGTCGCCATGGCGTGTGCAAATCGGTGAGCCTGAATGTCCACCGATTATCCACGTCTCCACCCCCGCGTGTGCACGCCGTGTGCACTTCGGCTCAAATTTGCACAGAATCAACCCAGTCCATCGCCAGCAAACCCGCATGAATCCTAGAAAACCCGTGCACACATTAAGCGTTGCACCGATGATGGAAAGGACGGATCGTGCCGTCCGATTGCCTGATTGCACGGGGGTCGTGTGCAAAACGTGTGCAAGTCCGAAAACGGCTGATTTTCGTGCCTCTCGCGCCACCTGAATCGCTCCAATCCGGGCGAGCGGCCGCGGACTCTTCGACGTCATGCCGCCGACGCTGATCCGCTACTTTTCCAAGCAGGAATACGCGGCGGCGTTCATGGTGCAGGGCGACGTTCGCCTGCGGCCGCTCTCCTACTTCCGAGACTATGAGGATCAGGGGGTCCGTGCCGATCAGCACGAGGGCACGCTCGTCCACCGGCCCGACGCAGGCCTGCAGGTCCGCCTCGAGCACTCAGGCGAATTGGTCGCCTTGCCGCATCGATTCGAGTCGACCACCGACGAGGACAACATCTTCGTGTACTGCCTGAGCACGGAGCTCTCGGCCGACATCGCGGCGCGCTTCAAGGCGGCGATCGCGGTGGAAGTGCTTCGCCCGCTCGGATTCCTCGCCGCACTGCGCTCGGCGCTTCGCCTTCGCGCCCGCTTTCGATCGGCCCAGCTTGTGCACCAGCCCGTGCGCTACTACGAGTGGGACGAGCCGCCGCTGGGCGATTGGGCGATTCCCGAACGCGTGGCCATGCGCAAGCCAAAGCCGTATGCATGGCAGAAGGAGTACCGCTTCGCGGTGCCCGTGGGCAATGCCTTCGCGGTCGAGAACGTGAGCGTGCGGCTTGTGGCTCCGCAGAGCCAGCGGGCGCCCCGGGCAGGGGACCATGCGGAGGAGCGGCTGCGCCTCGGGAACCTGTCGAAAATCTGCAAGGTGCATCGCTTCTGAACGTCGGCGTGGCGATCGCCTTGCGACCGTGGGCGATGGACTCCACACTCGCAGCCATGAGCAGCGGCCGCGGCACTCGACCCGGCGCCGACGAGCGCGGCGTCCAAGAGCTCGCCCGCGCCGTGCTGGCCGACGATCGCGAGCGCGCGCGCCGGCTGGCCGCCGACATGATCTGGAAGCAGGCGGAGCGTGACCGCACCCGGCTCGAGCCGTCCGGCTCGCCGCCCGCACCGGACGAGCGCCGTCCGCGCTGAAGCGCCGCGCCTCAGTCGGCGTCGACCACGGCGTGAGCCAGTCCCCTGCGCGCCGGCGTGCCCTACGACGTGCGATCGAGGACGAGTTTCTCCAGGCGGGCGAAGCGCGCCCGGCTCTCTACCTGCATTTCTGCGAGCAGGGTTCCGACGGCCTTCAATACGGCCTTCTCTCCAGCGGTCAGCCCCAGGGAACGGCAGGCAGAGGCGAGCCGTGCATGAGGCGTGCTGTCGGTGGCCTCGACGCGAGCCGGCGCCTTCGGGGTTCGGGTCTGTGTGGTCGACATGCTGGTCTCCTTTCGGGTTGCGCGGCCTACCGCGGGGGCCACAGGAATTCCGCGAGCGGGTCTTCATTCGGTGCGGGCGGCTGGATGGCGATATGCGACCGGCTCGCCGGGCTCATGCCCAGCTCGCGGCCAAGCTCTACGAGCGCCGACGACAGGCGTCGGAACTCCCGCAGCGCAGGGGCGAGCACGTCGCGGCGATCGGCCGAGGTCACGAGCGCCGTGCCTCCCGCGTCGTTGAACATGCGCAGCAGCGTCTCGCGCGCGGCCTCGAGCACGCAGAAGCCCTCGACGAGCTCGCGATCGAGCCGCGTGAGCAGGCCCGCCGGCGCGGCGGCCACCAGGCGGGCCCAGATCGCGCGCTGCTCCGCGCTGAGGTAGGCCGGCGCGCGACCCAGGCCAGGTGTCGGGCGCGGCTCGCGCGCGACGCGATCACGGTCACGCGAGCGCACGCGGCCGCCTCCTTCGATCACGAGCAGCGATGCAGGCTTGCGAGGTCTTGCCACGATGTCTCTCCTGTACGCCTGGCCGGCGCGCGGCGTCAAGCGCGGGGCCCTGGCAGGGGGGGCGGGTCGCCGCGGCGGGCCTCAAGGGTCGGACCGGGGGCCGAAGTGCGAGTTGTAGAAAGCCAAAATCAGGATGAAAAGCCGACGAGGCGCGTCGGGGCGTCCTTGAGCGGGTTGCCGGCGATCAGCGCCAGGTCGCGCCAGATCGGCGCCGATGCATGCCGGGTCGCGCGCGGACAAGGTGAGGAAAAAGGGGCGCAGCCGGAGCCGCGCACCCAAGCCGAATCCGAACGCATGAAGGATTCGGCGACCATGTCCAGGATGCACGATGTCGGGTCTACAGCCAGGCGTCGGTGCCCGTGATCGTCTGCACCGCGCCGTCGGCGAGGACCGTCCAGTCCGCGTCCCACACCATGCGCGTGGCGCCGCAGGCGGTCTGGAAAAGCGAGCGCGTCGGGACGGCCTCGACCGGGGTGGCCTGCGTGCCTGCGATGATCGGCAGCGGCTCGGCGTCTTCTTCATGCAGGACGGCTGCCTCGGTCACGGCAACCTTCGGCGCGTCGCCTGCCAGGACGATCTCGTCGGCATCGACCAGAAAGACGACGTCCCGCGGCGCGGTCGTGGAGTATTCGACCGGGTAGAGCAGCAGCTGCGGGGGATCAGCGCTCAACGTCGGGAATGCCAGCGCGCCGGTGGGATCGCGCAAGACCATGAGGCTTTGCACCGTGAGCACAGACATGGCCCAGGTTGGCCGCGCACCGCAACCCCCATCCACCATCGCGGTGGCGCACGCCTTCAGATCGGCCGTGATCGAGGCGACGTCCGAGCCGCTGGCCGGCCGGGTGTTGCCACCCGTGGCGTAGGTCTGCAGGCCGGCGGGCCGCTCCGCGGTGGCCGGCTCGTCGTCGAGAAACGCCGCGTCGAGCGCGCGGGCCGTGTCGCGCGACATGGCTGTTTCGATCATCTGCTCGACGTTCGAGTGCCGAAGCAACTCCAGCGAGTAGCTGCCGATCACGCCCAACGAATACGGGTGCATCGCCTTCGCTTCGAGCGCAAGCGACCCGACGCGGATCGGCGTGCCCTCGAGGCGCCAGGTCGCGGCCAGGTTCTTCGCCGCGTCCGGCTTGCGGGCGGGAACCGTGACCTTGCCGGCGCCGTTGAAGGCAACGCGGTGCAGCGGCAGGCTTGCGAGGATGCTCACGGGCGTCATGCGATCGAGCGCCTCGAGCCAGACCTCCTGCCGGAGCTCGGCGGCCCAGCCCGGATCCAGGCTCGAGGCGGGCCCCTGCGCGCCGCGCAGGACCACCTCGGCGACATCCCACGCGCGCGAGCCGGGCTCGAGGTGCGTGCGCAATTCCTCGTCCAGGGGATGGTGCAGCGCCGCGGCGCGCGTCAGGGCCGCGACCGCGGCGAAGACCGGGTTTCCGGGCACGCGTGAGCGGGCGGCGATCAGTGAGTCGTTCATGGCGGGTCTCCTTCAGGTTGGAATGGGACGCGACGCCGTCCCGAACGGCACCGGCGGTCAGCCCGTGCGGGATTCGTGGTTGGCATCGAGCTCGCCAGTCCGTGCCTCGATCGCGTCGAGCACCGCACGACGGCCGCGGGCGTCCAG